ATTGATTGATTGATTGATTGATTGATTGATTGATTGATTGATTGATTGATTGATTGATTGATTGATTGATTGATTGATTGATTGATTGATTGATTGATTGATTGATTTAATAATGGCAAATTACATGAACAAATGATAAAATAACATACTAACTAAATATAGAAACTTATATAAACATTTCATCGCTACATTCAATACGACGTATCTGAATTCCATAAACATGACATCAAAAAACAGTTCATATTTAGATTGGTTTTGGGAGGTTCGGCCCCCAAAGGGGATAGTTAATTCCTAATAAATTGTGTTATTATGGAGACATAAAAATATAATTTAATAAGAAATAACAAGTATTATAAGGGTTTCATGAACGGTTATTCAATGCGGATGTTGTCGTATGACAAATGCGACCATGCTATCGGTTTTGGGAAGAATGGATACAGAGTCTGATGTACAACAATCCACGAAGATTATTCATTATTATAATTAATTATTATTACTGTTATTTCGTATAAAATGGCAATGGAATTCATACTAAAGATTTTATCTCCATTTATTATAATAATCTGGGATGAAAAATATTGTATTATTGGTATGCATTATTGTCATGTCGTATATTCTCCTACATCCTGTGGTAAAGTTTTTATCAAATAATAGTTATAATAGTTCAGATATTGAGGGAATGACGGGAACAACTGGAACAACGTCTAATAATCCTTTAGCAACTGCAATTATCCCAGCTTACAATACAACAAGGGGATTGTCCAATATTTACTCTACTCTGCATTACGATTCTCTCAATGGAAATTTGATTGATTTGGCACCCGATCCTAATAATGGAAATATGATTTTGACAATATTTTCTAGAGTACAAGCAAATTCTGCAATGGGAAAAATGTATGATGGGACCGGTTCACAAAATACAAAGGAATCTTTGATTGAAAAAATGTCAAGTGTACAAAATGGATGGTGTTACAATACTGGGATTGGGAATGGTAAGTGTCAAATTGTATATATTGGGTTTGATACTGATACTTATATTCATATTTTTGATTTACACACTCTACAACCCAAGTTATTACTTAGTATATATTTTCAAAACCAGGGTTCAATTGATAATTATTATGATTGGAATCCAATAATACCAGTACCAAATTCTCCATCAATGACAGGAAACAATGATGTGACTAATCAAATGAATGGTACTAATGTAATTGAACCATATTACGATACAACCTCGCAATTATTTCAAATTCAACCTCATCTCAAATACGATACAAATAATGGTAATATCATCATGCAAACCAATTTAACTCCTAAATCAATCAATGTCTATGGAAGAACGGGTAGTGGTACTTTTTCCGTATATGATTTATCAAATAATGCAATGACAAGCCATAATAATAAAACGATTAGTAGTAGTACTGGGAATTTATCAGTCACAGGTGATAGTCCATTTTTGATTGAAGACCATTTAGATGGGAACTTTTATATTTATTGGCCAGTAGGAAATAAAACAATTATTAGTGAATTTACAGCAAAATTGGATTCAACTAGTGGTCAGATTCCATTATCATCATTTTATCTTTTTATTGATAATACAATTTATAATGGAATATCTAGTGCAAATTCACATATAAATACAAATAATAATATTAGTGGCGCCCCATGTTCAGACCCTGATAGTAAATGGTATTGGTATTGGCAAACAGTGGGAGGAGGAGATGAACCTAGTGATTTAATGAGTAATTATATGTTGAAAACTGAATTTGTGCCACCTACTTGTACCGAATGTAATGGAATTGGTGGTAATTGTGTATGCAATGGACCACAAGGTTTATCAAATGGAGCGCAAAATGGAAATGGATGGACTGGCGGTAACGGCAATGGATGGACCGGAACTGGTGGAAATGGAAACGGATGGACTGGTGGAAATGGAAATGGATGGACCGGAACTGGCGATGGAAATGGATATGGCGGATATGGCGGATATGGAATAGATGCTATTGGGAATGGAATAGGTGCTATTGGGAGGAATGGAATAGGTGCTGTTGAAAATGGAATTGGTGCCATTGGGAATGGAATTTACAATGGAATTGAGAATGAAATGGGTGGGAATGGAATAGGTGCTATTGGGAGGAATGGAATAGGTGCTGTTGAAAATGGAATTGGTGCCATTGGGAATGGAATTTACAATGGAATTGAGAATGAAATGGGTGGGAATGGAATCGGGAATGGTCTTGGTAATGGAATTGGTGCTATAGGAAATGGAATCGGGAATGGAATTGGTGCTATAGGAAATGGAATTGGAGATGGAATTGGTGCCATCGGAAGAGGAATTGGGAATGGAATCAATGGTGCCGAAAATGGATGGAATAGATTGACTGCAAATGGTCAACAATATTCACAAACGGATGCTGCTGCATCAATTAACTCACCAATAAGTAATTCAGGATATTCACAAAACACAATGGGGGGTGGTGGTAGAGGTGGTGATGGAGGAGGGGGAGGAGGGGGAGGAGGGGGAGGTGGCGGTGGCGATAGACCCGGTACCGAAAGTTCCCGTGAAAGTGCAGGTTCTGCGCCTGGTACAGGGCAAGGTTCTGGACAAGGTATTGCAGAAAATGGTGCCTACACATTGGACCCATATAGTTACAATGGCCAAATTCCAGGACATGGTCAATTTGCGACAGAACCACTTCCAGTTACTACAGATTTTTCAAGATTTGGCCGTTAATCTACGTTTTTTAGTACATCGTGAATCAATTTTGAATGTTTGACATTTTGTTTTTTGTGGTACAATGTGTAAAACACATTTGGCCTTTTCACCAATTAATGGTTCTGTACATCCAAGTTCTTTACCTTTACCTTTACTTTTATTTTTTATTAAATCTCTCTTTTTTTTGGTACTACTACTACTACATCTTGCTCTGAAATGTTCATATCGTTCTCTTATTTGTTCATATGTCAAATTACTCTTTTTTTTCAACATTGTATTTACAATCTCATGTAAATCATAAATATAACGCGAAAATGTATGACGATTTTGCAGCTTGTCCATTGTCAATGGTAATTTTTTGAAATTCTTTTGTAAATTATCTCTACAATATTTGCACGGTAAAACATGAACTAATGATAAAATATATGCTTTATAATGTAATTTATCTTTATTAGTTGGTTTTATTGGATAATTAAAACTCATTGTATGTAAAAAATGCCATTGTCCTGGTCCCCATATTGTAGTCAACATACCTTGTCCACTATAGAAATCTGATTCTGTATATACAGACGGATCCAGTGGTAGCGGCAAAGGCGGCGCGGGAGGCTTCTTTGTCATATAGAAGAACCTGGCAAATTAAATTAAATTAAATTAAATCAAAATTTAATTTAATGAGTAATTGCTTGTTAGTTTCTTTGTTGGTTTGTTTATTTGCCAGTAAAAAAATCATTACTAGTGTATATATATTATCCCTATAATAAATAAAGAAATAAGAAATGCCGGGAGTTATAGAAGTTGCTTTTAGTTCACTATATCAATATCGTAATCTTATCCTAGGTTTAATTGCATTATTTGTAGTATGTATTGTTGCGTACTTTATGTACACATTGTATATTAAACCATTCTTATTAACAAAAACAAAAGGATATGATGATATTCCAAATCGTACAAAAAATAATACTGAAACTTTAGTAGAAATCTATTTTTTCCATGCAAATTGGTGTCCTCATTGCCGAAAAGTTGTACCTGAATGGGAATCATTCAGTAAACAATATAATGGAAAAGTTGTCAATGGATATACTATTGAATGTATAGATGTAGATTCCACTACAGAAACTCCATTCACTACCGAATTGAATCAAAAATATAATATATCAGGAATTCCAGCTATCAAAATTCAACGCGGTGATGAAGTTATAGATTTTAATGGTAAAGTGAATAGTGATAATTTGACTGCATTTGTAAATGCACTTTAAAAAAAAAACACCGCTTCTATACTTCTCCATGTAATAGTGAACGCCGTTGTTCTGGAAATGAAAAAAGCATATAATGTTGTTCTACCATATTTGTAGAAACATCATTTGTTATAATTTCTTCATGTATAAGATGAACTGGTTCACCATTTAATTTTACAAAAGCATTTAAAATTAATTTTTGTAAAAAATCTACAATATTTTCAACATTTTTAGCTTGAGCTTGACAATGTATACCATAAATTGTTTCAATATCACCACCTGTTCGTTCAAGACATGTTCTTGCTGGATAGTTTTTTAATAAACCACCATCTACATAAATTTCTCCATTTTCAGTAATTTTGGGACAAAATACAATTGGAATACAACATGATCTATAAACAGCATCAATTACTTGTAATTCTGGATGAGTAAGATGTGACATGTCAACACATTCAAATTTATTTAATTCAACACAAAAAAAATGTAATTCAATACCTGTTTTCTTGAAAAAATCTTTGAACGTCACTGTCAAATCTACATCTGCCGCAGCAAATAATGGACGAAATGCTTCTTTAATTAATGAATCATCTAATATACCACATGATGTAAATATTTTACTAAAATCCATATCTTCAATTTTGATTATTTTGTCCCATGGACGATGTACAAAATAATTTTCTAATTCTTCCCATGGTAATTGAAGAGCAACAATGACGGCAACAAAAGTTCCAGCTGATGTTGCCCAAATCGTTTTTAAATTTTCAATTGACCATTTTCCTTCTGCTTCTGCACGATAAACTGTACCACACATTTTTAATATTCCACGAATTCCTCCACCTGATAATACAAGATGATTTATTGTCATTTGATTGATGTAAATACTTTTACATACTTTTCCATGCATCTATTTACGTCTTTTTCATGCGCATCAATAATTTTCTTTTTAGCAAATGATGATGATTAAATGATGCAAAATATTATTATATTTATATTATAATACAACAACGGACAACCAACCAATGTCATGTTTACTCTATGATTATGATGAAGAAGCAGACAATGGAATTGATATAGATGAACTTTATGAAAAAAAACATCAAGATGATTTACGACAATTATCACTTTTCAATAAAATATTAAATCGGACACAAAAGAAAATCCGGGCAACAACGAAAAATATTCGTAATGAGAAATATATTTGGTTTCAAATTCCTGATTATCTTTTTGGTGAACCAATATATTCACATACAGATTGTATAGCATTTGTTGTACATAAATTACAAGAAAATGGTTTTGAAGTTACTACATATGCCCAAAATTGGATTTTTATTACATGGCATCATTGGATTCCTTTTTATGTCCGTGATGAATATAAACGTAAAACAGGAAATACAATGGACGAATTGGGAAATATTAAAATAAAAGAATCTGCAGCGTCGGCGGCATCATCATTGTCAGAGGCTTCTTCTTCTTCTTCATCATTTTCCTCAGCTGGGAAGAAACAATTTGGTCAATTTGATAATAATAATAATGGTACGAATACAATGACTCCAGAAATGATAATGTCTAATAATACACGTTCAACAAAATCATTTAAACCTGGAAATTTCATTTACCGCGACGATTTATTACAAACGATGGAAAAACGATTTTCTTAATATTATAACATTTTTGTTTTAGTAACAAAGAATATTGAGAATATACAAATAATACGAGAATATGAAGAAATATAAAGAAATGTAAAAGAATGTGATATTCAGAAATATTGGTTAATGGTTAATGTGATATTGGTCCATCGGCTATTTGGTTAAATCTATGGTAGCAGATTTTGTTGGACATATTTTGATTATTCCCGAAACACAACCAGGACACTCATGATTTCCAGATTCTACCGCAAATCCAGTAAATCCATCTGTTTCACCCCACCAACATGCTAAACAAATTTTATGAGATGCCATCCAATGTTTTCTAAAACATACCACTGGTCGGAGAAAATCATTTTCAAGTATTACTTCTTTGTAACATTTGCAACATTTATTTTGTAATCCAGACGACGACATTTTTACAATTTTATGGTTTTGTTATATTTATATTTATTTGCACATTGATTGGCAGGTTGAATTATGAGCAATGTGATGTGAATTAGAGTACGTGCGAAACAAAATATTTTTCGGAAACTAAAAACATTTTGAAATAAAGAAAAACATTTTGAAATAAAGAAAAACATTTTGAAATAAAGAAAAACATTTTGAAATAAAGAAAAACATTTTGAAATAAAGAAAAACATCTTGAAATAAAGAAAAACATTTTGAAATAAAATTTATTTTTACTACTGTCGTCGCAAGTAAATAAATTATCTATAAACATACATAAAAAATTGAAACTAATAATGCACCAACATCTATTTCACTCACTTGCTCATAATTATAACCGCCACCATCATCATCAACATAATCACGTTATAACCGCCGCCCCAATATGAATAAAACCCAACGCCGACGAGGTTTACCTAAACGTCAATTATGGTCCATATTTGATGGAGATGGAGATGCTACGACTCAACAACAACATAGTGAAGAACAATATCGTGATACTACAATTGAATGTATTTATGATGCAGGAAAAGAAAAAGATAAATTAGATGGTATATGTACACTTTGTCAATCCATTTTAATTGTTACTGAAGATGGATTTCCAACATGTATAAATTCAAAATGTGGTATTGTATATCACGATATTTTAGATTCATCACCAGAATGGAAATTCTTTAATAATGGTGATGATAAACATGGTGTAGATACAACTCGTTGTGGAAATCCAATTAATCCACTGTTACAAGAATCATCCATGGGATGTAGAATTATTTGTGGTCCTGGTGCATCGTATGAAATGCGTAAAATACGAAGATATACAGATTGGCAATCTATGCCACATCGTGAAAAATCATTATATAATGAATTCCAGTTTATTACAGTAATGGCACAAAATGCTGGTATTCCAAAAATATTTATTGATGAAGCTATGCGTAGTCATAAAGAAATAAGTGGACAAATGATGTTGCGAGGAATTAATCGTGATGGAATAAAAGCCGCATCTATTTACATTGCATGTCGTAAATTAGGACATCCACGTACGGCTCAAGAAATTGCCAATATTTTCAATTTAGATAAAACAAGTGCATCTAGTGGATGTTCAAATGCTGTCAATTTACTTCAATATGTGAATCGTAATAGAAATTGTGGTGGTGGTGGAACAGAATTGTGTATTTCATCACCAAGTAATTTTATACAACGATTTTGTAGTAATTTGAATTTACCATTAATGGCATCTCATTTATGTAATTTTATAGCAACCAAAGTAGAATCTGATCAATTATTACCCGATGATAATACACCTCAATCTGTGGCCGCGGGAATTATTTATTTTGTTGTCAAATTGATGAAATTGGAAATAACAAAGGGTGATATTCGGTTAATATGTAATGTTAGTGAAGTAACTATCAATAAATGTTCCAAGAAAATAGAATCTATTCAAACAAAAGTTGTACCCATTTCAATTCTAAATCAACCAAGTGGTAGTGGTGGTGGTGGTGGTGGTGAAAATGCAGTAATCGCTTGATCAAGTTGCCAAGTAAAGTAAAGTAAGTCGTGGACAATTTAGCTATTCTATTTAGCCATTGATATATCATGTCTCTAATATATGAATGTCTTACCTGAACCCGTATTTATTGTACCTAAACTCGTATTTATTGTACCTAAACTCGTATTTATTGTACCCTATCGTGATCGTGAACAACAACGGCATTTTTTTCTACGACAAATGACTCATGTTTTAGAGGATTATCAACCAGATTCATATAAAATATTCTTTATTCATCAAACATATAAAGGTTTATTTAATCGTGGTGGTATGAAAAATGCTGGATTCAAAGCTGTTTGTGATATTTATCCAAATGATTGGAAAGATATGACATTTGTATTCAATGATGTAGATTGTATGCCATATACCAAAAACTTTTTGAAATATGATACTGAATATGGAAAAATCAAACATTTCTATGGATTTGAAAATACATTGGGTGGAATATTTAGCATAACAGGTCAATCATTTGTAGAATCGGGTGGATTTCCCATGTTTTATGGATATGGATGGGAAGATAATATGATGCAACTTCGTGTATTGGCAAAAGGATTCCAAATTGATAGAAGTCAATTTTATTTATTATATAGTCCAGATATTCTTAGTTTTAGAGATGGATTGATAAGAACTGTAAATAAAACCGAATTTGATTCATATTTAGATCAAACGGATGAAGGTTTGAGTGATATCATAACATTGGATTATGAATTCAAAGATGATTTTATTAATATAAAGAAATTAGATTTCGGAAGAATTGAAAATACAGCAACATCTATTGTTTATGATTTGACAAAAGGTAATGCACCATTTGGAAATCCATTCAAGAAACGAGCTGAAGACGAGAATAATAATAGAAATAATAGAAATAATAGAAATAATATTGGAATTGGATTGTTCAAACAAAACGTTGTTGCGTCAAAATTTGCACAAAAAGGCGGTGCAAAAATGAAAATGATATCATCATAATCACGGCGTTTTTTTTTCGCGGTAACAACATAAACATTTGATTCTTGTTATTTTTTATATCATCCATCATGTCCGTGACCAAACTACCGAAAATACCGAAAACTATTCATCAATTTTGGTTTGGAGATCAAAGTAAAAGACCTACCAAGTTTTTACAGACATGGAAGGATAAACATCCTGATTGGGAATATATATTATGGACCGAAGATGAAATAGCAAAACGTGGTATCATATTTGAATGTAATCGTCAAATTAATGAAATACCAGAAATTAATGGAAAAGCAGATATTATCCGATGGGAAATTTTATATCAATTTGGTGGCGTTGCAATGGATGCTGATTCATATTGTATTACATCATTAAATAATGATATTGATTTATTTTTAAATAATAATGGATGGTCTAGTTTTGAAAATGAAAATGTGAGAAAAGGTTTAGTTGCATGTGGTGCCATGGGATTCCCACCAAAACATCCACTTTTGCGTGATATTATTAATCATATTAAAACATTGGATTTACATCCTAGTATTTGTCAATATAAAGCATGGGTAACAGTAGCAGTCGCATTAATTACACAAATACTAGATACTGGTAAATATTTGGATTTTACTATTTTACCAAGTCATATGTTTCTTCCATATCATTTTACAGGAGTGAAATATGATGGTCATAAAATAGTTTATGCATATCAAGAATGGGGTTCAACAAAACAAAATTATGATCAAATGAATCAAATTGAATTACCGGCGGATTTAGTTGAACCGACTGCACCAACTGAATGGATTTCTATTTTAATTCCAAGTTTTAATGCTGACCCGCGACACGTTCGTGAATGTTTAGATTCAATTAGACAACAAATTGGATATTTTGGAATGGAAATTGTTTGGATAAATGATGGTAGTGATGGTGAACATAGTGAAATATTGGAACAACAACTTGATACATGGAAGAAAAGTACACGTTTTTGTAATCTCGTATATAAACGATTATCAGTAAATTGTGGTATTGGGACAGCTTTAGTAGAAGGTACTGGGTTATGTTCACATGATTTGATTTTTCGTATGGATGCGGATGATGTAATGAAAAGTAATAGAATTACAAAACAATTGGTATTTATGAAAAATAATACGGATTGTATGCTTTGTGGTACAAATATCCAGTTTTTCCAAGATGCTGAATTAATTAATGGTGGAAAATATAAATTAACAGAACAAACAAACCATTCTACGCGATTAACATGGCAAGATTTTCGTCGCAAACCTTCGTCATGGTTTATGAATCATCCAACTCTTTGTTGGCGTAAATCAGCATTGATTGAATTAGGAGGTTATAATCCTGATTTATCAATGATGGAAGATTATGATATTGAAATTAGAACCATGAAAAAATATGGTGCGATTTACAATTTACCCGATGTTTTATTAAATTATCGTTTACATAAAAATCAATTAACACATAATTTGTCGCAGAATACCGCTCTAATTGGAGAAAGAAATACATTGTTGCAAAGTTATCTTAATACATAGAAGATTAGTACTTTATAACACAAAAACATTGATTTGACTATATTTATTAATGAATGATAATAAATATAATATTATACTTATTATACGCCGAATTTCAATAAGTCAGTGATTTATCATTATTATTATGATCATGTGTTTAGATCGTAATATTTAGATTAGAATATTTAGGAAAATAAACCAATAATTTGTTAATATAATTAGTGCGTTCAGAACATTGTATTATCGGGTTTCGTATGATAATACAATTTAGAACAAAATAATTAATAGGCGTTGTAGTTGTAAAAGGATAAAAACGTCTCTGTATAGTAGTATAGCAATGTTTTGTTCTTCTGCGGGTTCATCTTATTCACCCCCTTCGTCGTCTTTTCTCGTACCTCGCGATGATTTTTCATGCGCATCATCGTTTTCAGCATCGTCACCAATCGCATTGACGGTTGCAGGAATGGAAGCAGTAGACCCGAAGAGAGTGATGAGTGAACTTTCGGCAATAGTTGAACATAAACCTCATTTTATAGAACCATTATTAGCAGAAAAAGAACGTCTTTCTATTTTTCCAATCCAATATCCAGATATTTGGGACATGTATTTAAAACAAGTGGATTGTTTTTGGCAACCTGGTGAAATTAATTTGGCAACTGATAAATCAGATTTCCAAACATTGACAAAAGATCAACAATATTTTATTTCTCAAATTCTAGCATTTTTTAGTCAAAGTGATAGTATTGTAATGCAAAATTTAATGGAACGATTTTATCAAGAAATAAAAATCCCGGAAGTACGTGCATTTTGGGGATTTCAATTAGCAATGGAAAATATTCATGGCCATACTTATAGTATGTTGATTACTGATTTAATTACTGATAAAAGTGAACGTGAAAAATTATTAAATGGTATTGAAAATTATCCATGGATTGCAAAAAAAGGAAATTGGGCGCAAAAATGGATTGCAGATAAACGTAGTAATTTTGCATCACGACTTGTAGCATTTTTATGTGTAGAAGGTATATTTTTTTCTGGTGCATTTTGTGCCATTTTTTGGTTGAAATATTATTTACGTGTCATGCCTGGGTTATGTTTTTCTAATATGTTGATTTCACGTGATGAAGCATTACATGCTGAATTTGCGGTTTTAATGTATAGTAAATTACAACGTAAATTAACAAAAAAACGGATTCACGAAATTGTCAAAGAAGCGACGGAATTAGAACATGAATTTATTATTCAAGCATTACCATGTCGTCTTTTAGGTATGAATTGTGATTTAATGAAACAATATATTGAATTTGTTGCTGATAGAATATGTTTACAATTGGGTGCGCCGAAATTATATGGTTCAAAAAATCCATTTGATTTCATGGAATTAATTTCAATTGAAAGTAAAGCGAATTTTTTTGAACGTACAGTGAGTGAATATTCATTGGCAAATACAACAAGAGATGAAAATGTATTTGATTTTGACAACATGGAATTCTAAATGGGGATGCGGGGCAGGGGCGGGCGGCGGATGGCCAATATGTGACCATTTTGCGAACAAACATTGAACAGTTGAAGCCTTGTATTATAAGATGATATCATACGCAATGAATGATATTATATTATTATTTCTTGTTATTGGTTGACTTTACCCAGATATACTCGCTTTCTGTCGGGATTGAACCGACGACCTTGCGGTTAACAGCCGCACGCTCTACCAACTGAGCTAAGAAAGCATATTAAATAAAATAATTATTAGATGAGAGGAAAAATGATTAAATTGGGCGACCGATTGAACTAGTGAATCATTGAATCATTACCAAGAGTTATTTAGAATAATAGACGACGCTTTATATTCTTTTTCGCAAAAAACAAACAAACAAATAATGTAAATAATTTATCAAATAAATGAATAATCATGTTGATAAATTCATGTGAGTCAGTTCCGGTCCCGTAATTTCATTCTAGTATATAAGTCAAACTACCAATTGTGTGAAATGTCTGCAGTTAATAACTATGCATCAGTTTACACCAGTAATATCACGACAAAGGTCCAAAGTACCACATCACCTACAGTAACAACCTATGATTCATCATCTATAACCGCAAGTTTTACACCAGGAATAAACTATGGTGGTGGTGGCCAATCATTGACATACAATATTTTAGCATCTTCTGGTGGAGTTTCATTAAGTGGTGGTCCTACTATCAGTACTTTACCTGGCATTGTAACAGGTCTTTCAGGAAATACAAGTTATACAGTGAATATTTTAACATCTATTGGCGTAAATGGAGCGTTTAGTTTAGCTGCTACTCCTACTACTACTACTTATGTTCAACCAGTATCTTATATATCTAGTGGAAATTATAATCCGAGCGGATTATGGGTAGATAGTAGTAGTATTGGAGTACAATATACTCCTGGAAAGAATACTGGCGTCGCTTTATTTAATGAATATGTATATACTGGAACAGGAACAAATGCGGTATATTTTGGAACTGCAGTTGGAGGTACATCAAGTACATCAACGGCATTAGTCACTGGATTAAGTGGTTGTACTAATTATGTTGTGAATGTCAAAACGACCATCGGAAGTAATGTAGCGATTTCAGGTAATCTTGCAACGACAACGTCGCTCCAACCAGCCTATGGCGTTAGTGGAACATTGAATGATGGTGGATCCATCAACTTTGCATTTAATGCAGGCAATAATTCTGGTACAACAACTTATACTGCATACGCATATGATTCAAGTAATCAGGCTTTATTTTTCATTGCAGGTCCTTCGCCGCTACTTATTACTGGTTTGAGTGGAAATACTCTTTATAATTGTAGTATGACGACGGTTAATGTCAATGGTGGGACTGCATTTTCATCTAATATTGGATTAACTACATCTGCTCAACCACCATATACTCTAACACAGGGAGCAACCGATATTAGTAGTATCCAAGTATCTTTTCAAACCGGAAGCAATTATTCCTCTACTGCCCCTCTGTATACCATCTATACTACCACCGGAATCAGTGTCACTGGTTCATCATCACCTTTAACATTGACTGGCCTTGCAAGTGGAATATCTTACAACATTTACGGTACTGTCACATTGAATGGCGGGGGAGTATCTGCATCTTCATCTTCTGCACTCAATGTTTCAACGACTGTGCAATATTTGCAATGTAGCTATTTTAGATTTAATAGTTATCACAATTTATTTCGTTGTTATAGTAATGATTACCAGGGAAGCCGAATTAGCCCTGATGGAAATAAGGTTATACTCTTTCCACCGGCATTACCTACTTTAATAACAGGTTTTTTGTACTACTCGTCTAACCAATCTTCAACCCCCATCGCGTTTTCATCCACGGGATATTCATATGTTCAGGTATCAATGAATTATAGTGGTACATATACGATTGCAGCGACATCATCTGCTATTTATCCCATCACATGGACAAGCGCATCTCCTGTGATCAACGCGCAGCTCACATTAAATGTAGCCACGACAACCGGCACAATTACAGGTGCAGTAATTAATCCAATGGCAACGGTTTTAGTTTATGCGACGAGCAATAATGGTTTCTACTATGCATACAATAAGACCCTCAGTGCAAGTGTACCGACTTGGTCAACATTTACACAATGTATAGCACCAGTTTGTAGTATAGGAAGCTATACGAATATATCATTGAATCCCTCTGGGCCAATCGCAATCAGCCCATATGGCAGCTATGTTGTTTGGTCAGACACCAACGCCAGTGTCCCTAGTATATATGCGTCGGCTGTTACTAGATTGGCAACTTCCTCGTGGGCGACTGTAAGTCAGATGGGTGCAATCTCATATAGCATCGCAACTGATTTGGTGTTAATAGGAGGCGGACCCACCGGAATACCTACTTCATTGCTATATATAACATCTGTGACTGTTCCTACAGGTTCGCCTCTATCAGCAGGTACAATTTATTGTATACCCTGGTCTGACGGTACAATGACAACTATATACCAATTTAATACGTTTCTCAATCTTGGTCTTTATGCTAGGTTCGTTTCTTATGATTACAATTCACGTATTTATTTTTATGGGAGTTCAGAAGTGTCTTATTTACTTCTAACCGCTTTCGTTTTACCATCGGCTCAATCTAGTTATCAAATAAACGGGGCAGGCGAAGACTTTCTCTATTATCCTTTCAATAATGATATAAACAACTATGGGTCAGGGGGAGCATCAAACCTTAAGCCGTATTATATAACTGGCTTGTCTGTCGGTATTTTACCAGATTCATGGTTATCAACTGATCCAAGTGGCGCTGTGTATAATGTGATAAACGGCGATGCTAATTTTCAAACGATTACTACTGCAGGTACATATGGATCAGTATATTCTAATGGAAATGGTGCACTCGTGGACACCAGTCTCAGTATGTTGATTAATTATACAACTGGGTTCACAGTTGCATTTTGGTTCTACTCTACTTCTGATACCACGGGAATGTTGTTTTCAATAAATAACGGTACCCTTGGATCAGGTTACGATATGAGGATAGCGTGTTTTCTAAACGGGAGGGTCGGAACTGGTACCCAAGTTCTACGGTTTTTCGGTGTACGAGATTCGTCTATATATTGGACCATTGCTGGCGCCTATTCCTTAAATAAATGGTATCATGTAGCGTTTGTATACCAAAGCGATAGTGGCGGTAGTACGACATGTTACTTGAATGGATATCAGTTGACCGTGGCGACTGGGTCCGCTAATACTAATCCCGATAAGAGCGTCTCTTCTCAAATTGTATATTATCCACAATCTAACACTTATACCTACTTGTCGTTTTTCTGTGATGAAAACAATGGAATTCCGATTAGCCCCAAATCATCTGGTTTACGCGGATTTCATTTATATAATACAAAAGCTTTGAGCGCAACACAAATAGCAGACATGTTCAAATACGGTTGGTAGACGTTGTACATCCCGATAATGTATGAAATGATTAATTGGTTTTATGGGTTTAATTGAATGTTCAGATTGAACGTAACCGTTTATGTGAATGAACACTTGGAGTATAATATGATATTAACGTAATGAATGATATTATATTATTCGGCGCATCCGCCTATATTCGCTTTCTGTCGGAATTGCCGATGCTCTACCAACTGAGCTAAGAAAGCATTAAATGAAAGATGAAAGAAATAATGATTGAACTCGGTGAACTACTGAACCACCACCAACACCTAATTAGAATAATACACGACGCTTAGGAACATGTAAATTAATCCTCAAATAAATAAAATAAATAATAAATAAAGTAAATAATAAATAAAATAAATAATAAATAAAATAAATAATAAATGAAATAAATAATAAATAAAATAAATAATAAATAAAATAAATAATAAATAAAATAAATAATAAATAAAATAACTTAATCACAAATCTCAATCACAAATCAATCACGACTCTCAATCACGACTCTCAATCACGAATTAAAATGGCATTTTTACAACGAAACCGTCTAACCAAATCCATATCTACTAAATACAGTTTTGCATTGGAATTATTACGTCATATGACTGACCAAGCCGAAGAACAACAAGTTGAAGTTAGACAATTATTGGGAAATTTAGTAAATGATGCAGGTTCAACCGTTACCGAACAAAATAATTTCTTTAAACAAGTTGAACATGAATTAATGGATGCTAAAAGACGACGTGAAAAGAATGTACGATTAGAAGCAAGACAATCAGCTACCCGTCTCCGTCGTGCAGAAAAACGCCGTGAAAAAAGACTTTTACCTACTTTACCTACTTTTCCTTCATCACCTCCTTTGCCTATATTACCCATTGATGTTCCAAATATGAGTCAATTGACTGATGGAATGGTGGAAAATTACAATTATAACGAATTAATCCATGAATAGATGGATGCATAAATGACTTGATGAATGCATCCATGTATAAATAAATAAATAAATGAAGAAAATTTCATTTTTTCCAATTAGGTTCCATGTTTTTCGGAATCATTGCAGCGTCCAAATTGTTTCCACTATATTCATTGTCCCGCTTACGATTAGGTTCACTTGAACGTTTACTTTTATCATTATTATTAGAATTATCATCACCATCATTATACAATTCCAATACTTTGATAATAACAGGATGTCTTACAACATCATCCATTGTCAAGGTTGATACTGCAATTCCATCTATACCTGACCCGCGGCCACATCCCACCTCACCATCACCATCATCATCACAATTACGCAGACATTCAGGGCTGCCGTTGCTACCACAATCAACTCCGTTACCACAGCAATCAAGTCCACAACAACCGGCATCGTCCTCCCCGCCCCCCCCGCTCTCCTTTTCGTTTCCATTTAATCTATGTAATAAATCAACAAGTCCATTTCTAGAAATATCCGTTTGTTTCACATCTCCTGTAATAATAATCTTTGAACCTTGCCCAATACGTGTCATTACCATCAACATTTGACTTGGTGAACTATTTTGCATTTCATCAGCAATTACAAGGGCATTTTTAAATGTTCGGCCACGCATAAATGCAAGGGGTGCTATTTCAATCTGACCTTCTTTCAACATATTTTGTAAAACTGACATGGGATAATATTCTTGAAAAATATCCATCATTGGACGTGTCCATGGATCCATTTTTGAATTTAAACTACCTGGTAAAAATCCAATTTCTTCTTGTTCTACTGTAACTAAAGGTCTTGTCAATACCATTTTTTTATATGTTCCCAATTTAAATTCAGACATTGCATAATGACATGCCAATGCTGTTTTACCACAACCTGCTGGACCAGTACATGCAATTATACTATTATTTGATTGCATCATATTATCCATATATTTCTTTTGATTTTGTGTTTTTGGAGAAAATTTGGGATAAAGATGATTTTGCTGGCCCCCGCCGCCACCACCATTGTCGCGTTTCATCAATAGATGATGACGATGACGCACCGAAATGGACCGGGTACGTGTAGCGGTGGCAAGAAGGTTGAACAACATGGCACAATGCATAATCATCATCGGTTATGAAACAATATCGTGATTCCTTTAACTTCTATCTTTATAAAAGGATACTTGTTCATTTATTTTTCACGTTGTCATTAACTACAGATGACGTGTCATAATCGCGCAACCAAATTTCTTGTCTTTTTAATGATACTTTTTGCATATTCAATGTGGCTGTTTTTTTGACACCATCATTCTCAATCATTTCCATAATTTCATATTGCAATGATTGAAGTTCTTTTAAACTAGGCATAATTTCATTGACATAAATCTCGGCTGTATCCCGTGTTACATTGTTATTCTCGTGCATAGATTGATATTGATATTCACGGTCATGTTCATGTTGATATGCATGTGCATCTTTGTAAAAAGAAAATGCGGTGCGTATTTGGGTAATGTGAACATTAATTTTATTCTTCAAATATTGTATTCTATCATATTTTTTAGATGATGATATTACTGAATTTTCCAATATTTGTGTAAAAGTATTAAAATATAGACTATATTGGTTATAAAGATGCATTAAACGTTTATATCTTACCAATGCATCTTTTTCATCAATTAATCCAAATAATGTATCCATTTCTAATCTTACAATTTTTTCAGCCACAGTTTCCATTCGTTTTTTATCAGATTCAATTGATTTCTTATATGTAGTCATTTCACCCTTGTGAATTAATAAATCCAATTTACATTTAGTTCCTTCTGCACCACAAATTGCATGATATTTATCCCGAGTTATTGTAAAAATGGTACCTTGACCTGGATGTTTACATACGATACATTTTGCTTTTGCACTTGCATTTGTACTCCCATTTGCATTTTTGGAACTTTTACGACGTTTAGATTCTGCTTTTAAATAAGATTCTTGTAATCTAAAGAAATCATTTACAGCTTTTTTCAATTTCTCATCATTTGTCAACCATTGTTCATTTACAGACCAATGATTTGCCAAGTCATTTAAATTTGGTTCTCTAAATTCGCGCGAATCAGTCATTGTAAACAATTGGCCTCTTTAAACATTCATAGGATATAAAGATGGATTACCGCGTTGATTTTAGCAAACAAGCATGCCCAGCATAATTATTATTGAATAATGAAAACATATTACTAGGTTCACCCGCGAAGCGCCATATAAGAGTTTGTATAAACAATTTAATATTCTTTGTAGAAATTCAATAATAATAAAAATAATAATATGAACATGAACCTAACATGGTCTGACGTGGGGTTGCGCCCCGGACCCCAAAATTATTATTGTATTATGAGGTTCACCCGTGGGCGGGCGGGCGTCTCGGAACGAAGCGAAGCGCCATATAAGAGTCTCTCAATAGAATTTAATATTCTCAATAATAATAAAAATAATAATATGAACATGAACCTAGTATGGTCTAATACGGTCGTATATGGGGCTTCGCCCCGCCCCCGTCAATATATTACTATATTATGCATTTTTTTGAATAATTTCTCGTTTAAGTTTTTCTAAATATAATATCAAATCCATAGCTTCTTGTTTACTATGTTCAATCCAATCAAGTACCTCTAAATCTGTTCTATCCAATGTAGTACCATATTTCTTTAATCCAATATTTGATCTCTCAATAAATTGTGTAATAATTGAATCAACTACAGAATCTGCGGTATACTTATTAATTTCCATATATATATAGATATTCATTCAAGTTCTATCTAGTTTTTGTGGCGCGCCCCTCCGCCCATCTCCACATCTCATTATGTTCCATCTGCCATCCGTCGTATAATTTCATATTCAGAATCTATCAATGGATTAATTGCCTTACTGGTATTGTTCACATTGTTCCTATCTTGTGGTCGTACTGGAAGTTCATCCAATGATGAATATTGTTGAAATCCACGGCGACTTTTTTTCTGTAATTTATCCAATTTTATCATAACATCGTGATGAATTTCCATTTCACGTTGATGTTTTTCATGAATTGTAGGAGAACCTTTGTATCTATTATATAAAAAAACAAAAGTTGCCACACTAAATAGTATAAATATACTAATATTTAATGCTAATGAAAAATGGTTCATTTTATATTCATGACAATGATGTAATGTATTCCATAAATATACTCTAGTATCATTCTCAACTAAATGATTCATTCATATATACAATTGGGATACCCAAAGAACCGCTAAATAACACACAATTCCAAGTAATATTGAACACAACCATATTGGAAGTATTGTCTTGTGTTTATAACCTACTCCAAATTGACGTGGTTGTCCATATTCATTGAACATTATTCCCGGTTTGTAATAGTTTATTATAGCAAATGTGGCAAAAAAAATTAGAATAGCAAATGTAATATTGGAATCATTGCGTTTCATTCAATATTTGTTTATTTGTTTGTTTATTTGTTTTCCTTGTTTGTTTTCCTTGTTTGTTTCACTGTTCAATATATTAGATGGATGAAAAAAATACTATTGAACAATTAATTAATTGGTTGGATTGGATTGGATTGGATTAAATTACAATCCAGCATCATATCTATCGGCCTTGTATAAATGAACATTGCGACTAACACCATATTCTCCCATACGTGCTGATAATTTGAATTTCTCAATTTCTCGGTCTTCAGCTGAAGCCTTGTCAAATTTATCACGCATTTTATTCTTTTCTCGTTCTTTTATTTTTTGGATTTTGCTAAAAGTTGCATTATATGAATGATTTATCATATTCTTATTAGCCAATAAATATTGAATATAATTATTCAACATTGTTCTAATTTTCCTTGGTTTATTACCACCATATTCGTCCCCATCTTCCCCATCTCCTCCATCGCCTCCATCGTCCCCATCACCTCCATCGTCCCCATCACCTCCATCGTCCCCATCACCTCCATCATTGTCCCTGTCATTATCGCCATCGCCATATTCATCATCGTATGCCGCAGGGCATGATTGTACCCATTGCCATATTGTATACAATAATAAAAATTTATATAAACTGCAACGTAATATAGGAGGTGTATGTGACAATTGATATTTACATTGAGATAATATTTTACCGCATATTTTTTGCACACTATATCCATCTTTTGGGAATTTAATAGAACCTCGGAGAGCAACACGTTCATCATATTTTGAATAAATTGCACTTAAATCTGATTCATGATGACTAGTTAAATTCCAATAATCTGGAACAAATGATGAATTATCTGGAACATGAGAATTCAAAAGAGTATTTGATAAAAACTTTATTGCATGTTCATAAAAGTTCATATTTGTTTTTAATAATTCATCCGTTTCCCATTGTTCCAAATTCTGTAAAAATATCGCTTCAGGACGATTACCTAGTTTTTCTTTAGAAGTTTTTGGAAATAGAAATTTCACTATTTTCCTCCATAATTCATCATTCGCATCTGATACTAAATCTTCATCTAAAAGTTTATTGTTGGTTCCAGTTCCTTGATGTTGTTGGCATAAATATTCCAAAACCTGGCCCCAATATGTTGGAATTTGTTCAGGTCTTTTTTCTTGCGGTATCGCTGTATCCGGAGGATCCGATGCCGCAGGAGAATGTAGAATAATAATACGATTTTTGGCATTGATAAGTTTCAGTAACAACATTAAATCATTATGGTCCAATTTAACATGTTTTTGTAGCGTTTCTATTTTTTTAGTAGTTGACATTGTATTATTTATATTTTGTAATCCTTCCAAAATTGATTCGTGATTCCTGAAATAATCATTATATGTACTATTGTAATATCGTACAAACATTTCAAATATAATCCGAATCCGTGTGGTAGTACTATCCCGCCCCCATTCACCCGAGGCACCCCGACCATCTCCATCGTATCCATACTCCCCATACTCTCCATACTCTCCATACTCTCCATCTTCTCTCTCGTCTCTATCTTGACCCGTCCATTGTTGTTTCATTCCTACGATAGATTTACCGATAATCTGTCTTTTTTTAGATAAAGTTATCGCACGACTGACAACTGAATATTCTTGTAAATCTACCGATAATTTCTTCATTTGAATCAATTGTTGTGAAATTGTATTTGTTTTATCATTTTGGATAAAAAAATTCAATGCCCCTCCGCGTTGACCTGGAGATATTGAACAACATGCATTTTCTAAATATGGAACAAATGATGCCGTTTTTAAAATAACATCTTGATTATTAATTATACGATTAATAGTAGCATAAATTGAAAAAGAATAATTTTGTAATTTTCCATTAATAATATCTATAACTTTACCACCATTTTGTCTATCCAGTTTTTGAATTGGATCTATATTAATTATTCCATTTTTAAATGGTAATATTAAAGGGGGTAAAAAGTGAACCCAACGAGTAATGTCTGTACAATGACCGTGACCATGACCATGTCCATGACCCTTGGTCCGATTAATATAATTCGCGGTGGAATGTTTTTGTCTTTGTTCAAGTACTTGATGTACATTTGGGTTGATTAAAATACAATCTTTCAAGACGAGTAGAAAATGTTGTGAAATCAGGGATACACTTGTAATGGACGATGCGTGAATAAAAGCATTCAATGGTTCTTGTTTTCCACCGCTAGCACCAATCAATTTACGAACATTGCGTGCAAAATACTCAATTCCTGCTCTTTCTGAAATCGCGGGATTTAATGGATAACCACCAAATGATTGTGTTTTTTTCAATTTGTCGGTACGATAACATTGAACTGCAATTAATAATAAAACTGCAGCTACAGAAACAATTCCTTTATGTCGTGCTGTTTTCCAATTATCAGGGTCTTCTCTAACTCGTCGTTTTCGTTGATTTTGTTCTATATTACTGAGACAATTTCCAATATTTGTCATGAAAAATGATTCAATTGGTTTTGTAAATACAATTTCCATTCTTTTGCATAAATTCTCACAAATATCGCGTGATTTACTAATTTGAACATCCACATTATTTGCCCGAGATTTTGCCGTCGTCTTTGGCGCTTTGACCCCGTCATTTCCATCGGCCCCATCATTTCCATCATTTCCCCTCTCCTTGGAAAAACCAAATCGGTCAGCGTTTCCATCTCCATCACCATCTCCATCGCCCTCGCCCTGTGCATATTCATCATCATATTCGTCTCGTTCATCATCTTCGTCTTCGTCATCGTCGTCATCTGCATCTTCATCATAATCGCCTCCTCCTCCTCCACCTGGTACGCGACCCCGACCAGTGCCGCCACTTACGCCATCATCATCGTCCGACACCGCGCCCCCTTCATCCCCGTCATCCCCTTCATCTCCTTCTTCTCCAAGATTACCAAGATTTGCATCTTCTGAATCTGCAGCATTACCTTCTTCTACATCAGCATCTCCTTCATCATCATTTTTGATTTGCCAATCATCAAGCAAACTTATTGGACAAATTACATAACCAGTATATTTATCAACAATATTATTCCCATCATCACTTTTTTCACCACAATCTTTGCAAATTTTTTCAATAGCTAATGAAAATCTCCTTCTATCATGAATATATGCAATTGCTAATTTATATAAAGACATTGGTAAAAGTTGAGCATTAGATTCTTTACAATATCGCCAATATGGTTTTTCTTTGGATATTGGTTCTCTAGTAAATCTTTTACCAAATGTGACAATTTTAAAATATTTGGTTGATAAATCCATTAATTCTTCACTCAAAACATGATTTTTTGCATCTTCATATGGTGATGTTGAAATTTTACGGCGTTGTGCAAGTTTTGCCAAATTAAATGCATATCTATCATGACGTCTACCGGCATATTGTCGTCGTTGTTTAAATGTAAATTGTTTGACTAATATTTCAGTTTCAGTATCAAGGTTCAGTTTCATATCATTTTTTGTTACAACTATTCGTTTATCAAATTCTGCAAGGACTTTATTTAAAAGAGCGCGTTGGATTTGTTTCTTTGTGCTTTTCATATCTTGACAAGTTGCATTACGATATGTACAATTAAAACTAGAATTACAAAAAACGGGATTATTATTTAAAAATGAATATTCATCTACAGAAGAATCATGAACCCATTTTTGTTGAAGACGATGATAATAAGCAGTTGCTACCACAAAATCAGCATCACCACCATCATCATCACCATCTCCACCACCGCTTCCCCCGTCCACTGTTACTGCCGCGTATTCACCGTCTTTAACAATTCGTTTCCCTGAAATAATATAACCTGCAACTTCTTTTGCCAATTCTTCACTATATTTGTATTTCATGATTAATTTTTCAACAAGAGCTTGATCAAGAGTAGATTCACTAGGTCCATCATTACCCATTTCTGCCAAAATTGTATATGGAGTAGTATCCAATTCTGAATCACAATAAATTACTTTACCATTATCACGTTCAAGTATTTGTAAATTTGGATATCTTTTTGTTAATTTACGAAGATAACAATCATTTTGATTTAAAAAATCTTGAGTATCCAATGCATTTATAATATTATCAGCGGCTTGTAAATCAATACTTTGTTTACATAATAAATTATAAAATAATTTACCATTATCCGTAGCAAGTATAAGTTGAATTGTTTCAGATAATGATGTTGTTGTAGTATCAATATTGATTATTTTCATCATTTCTTGCCAAATATTTTCATTCATTGTATCTGGACGAAAAAGTAGAGAAATCGGCCCCGTTGATGATGATGATGATGACGCCGATGATTGTGAAAACCCAAAAACGGGCAATTGTTTATCTTTCCAATTTGTAATTCGTTGTTGTTCAATTAAACGGATTTTTTCAATAATATGTTGAATTAATGCACGATTTGTATCAGTAATATCTCGTGAATAAATACCAAACGGTTCCAAAATATTTACAATCCCACGAAATGAATAATGTTTTAATTGTTTTATAAATTTCAATGGATCATTATCCATTATTTGTAATAATTGATGAATAGTACAAAAACTTGATTTATTGATTCCACTAAATTTTGTTAATGCCTCGTTTTGACCAGCTTTTAGTTGAACTGAATTATTGAGATTTTGATTATCAATAATTGTAACATTACGTTTCAAGATTTTCCATTTAGGTAAATATACAGATTCACCGGTTTTTTGTGAAACTGATGTACCTGGTAAATGGAGACGAGAAAAATTAATTAGATCACGTGGCATTGCCAAATAGGATTGAATTTTTATATAATCATTTTTAGTTGCTGGAACACGGTCATACATTTGAACATGTTTACGAATAACATCTTCATTTACTACCATTGCTTGAAGATAACTAAATCCTGTAATAAAACGAGATTGGCCAGTACTTGTAACTGCTTCAATTGGTACTTGGACCATTTGTCCGGCCCCATCGGCACCGTCGCCCCCATCGCCCCCGTCGCCCCCGTCGCCACTGATGCCGTCTAATTGCGAAAAATCTTGTATTTCATTGAGTAGATTTATATATTTATTAGATGGGTCACCATTACGAGTTTCATAATATGCATTTTTATCATTCAAGGGATAATACATTTTTCCTCCTGACCCTGAACCTGATTTCTTGTTTTTTGATTTATATGATTTGACAATTGGCATTATCCATTTAACATCAGATTCCAATGAATTCAAAATGTCTAAAATTGGACAATGATCATCCTTGATTCTTTTTAAACCATTTACATTTCTATTTGGATCAAAAGTAGAATATTCACGACGGAGAATTTTGTAACGTTCAACTACCGTATAAACATCCTTCATTGTACGATTACTTTGATTTGAACGTGGAATTGCTGATAACAATTCTTCCATAAAATCTGTAATTTGACTACTTAATTTATATCTTTCATGACCATCTTCTACTTCACTTTCTTGAATGATTGGATCCAAATCATCACCAAAAATTACATCATCGTCGGGTGAATTGGGTGAATTTTGCAATGAACCTTGTAATGAAGGTGAATTTGGTGTATTGGGTAAAGGAGGCGAATCGGATAAAATGGGCAAAGAACCGGGTAAAGGGTCACCCACAGGAGAAGGAGAATCTGACAAATCCAAATGTTTGGCCAATGTGATATTTTGAAATGGCATATTTTCAGGAATTCCTTGCCAATCAAAATCAATATCAAATGTTCTATCATTCAATTGTACTGTAATACAATCTTCTTCAAGTTTGATAATTCGCGCGGTGAATTTTGCATTGTCTGAGATATGTAATATTATTTCAGTATCAGGTAAGAATCCATTTTGTCTAGCATATCCAGCTTCATCATCAGAAGGTGAACTAAGAATTTCTATTGTAATTTCTTCATTTTCAAAAATGTCAGAACGTAAGAATATAATCTCTACCAATTCGCTTAAAGGTCCCGTACCCGGTCCCGCTCCCATTTCCGGCCGAATTTGTACTAACTTGACAATGGATGGAAATAAAGATTTGATATAAAAAGTTTTGTTATGAACAATAAAGTTGTCACTATTGTCACCACTGATTCCTTGTTTTGGCATTACATCAACCGCTAGATATTCATTATGAATTGCCGTTATTTTTATAATATCTCCCAATTGAACATAATTATCGGGGGAGGCCGCCATATAGAACCCGGAGAAAATGCAATTGTATGTTTGTTTTTACTAGAATTGTTTGTGATATTCGTCACTTAGTCGTGATAGATTTTGTATATATGTCAACAATTTATCAATTTGTTCCTTGTCCAACAATTTAATGGAAGTTCTAATTTCATCAATAATTTTTAATACACCTACTTTGGTAGAACCTGTATACAATAAATCATTTGAATAATCCTTTTCTAAAAAGAAATCATATTTTCCTTCATTGATTTGTGCAGAATACGGTTCAACAATATGTAAATACCATGCCTTTATAATTGTTGTTGGGTTGGCATTTTTAATAAATTGAACCGAAGTCTTGTATCCAATAATATTGTCATTCTCTGGAATAAATAGAATGGAAGTTTCTAGGAATTCAAAAAAATGTGTATTGAATGCTCGTAAATATACAGTTTTTGGTTTCTGTAATAGGTTCATTCGTTAATGTATTAGGTACGTTTATATACTAGGGAGTTTTTATACCACATTTTATTACATTTGACAAGATTATTCTTTTTATTGGAATTATGATATTATTGGAATTATGCGTGTACAATAATTTGATGCGTGTACAAGTATGGATTTTTTGCTACCCATTGCTAGTCATTCTCAAGGTCGTTCCTGCAATATGTTTCAATGGTATGTTATTCCACGCAAGACGCATTTCTTTTAGATAGGATTTGTCGCGATGGTATTCCTGTAAAAATTCCATTACACAATGTAATTTCTCTTTTTGACTTTGATGACGATGAAACGGAGAAACTACAGTATCGGCGAAAACTGGTCCAAATCTGAAAAATAATGATTTTATTACATAATAACAGAAAACTGCACTTTTTTCACAATATCGCGCTGGCCCGGCCGTTGTCACATCATTATAACTTAAATCATAATTTTTCAATATTTTGACCGCTTGCAACATACTAAATTCTTGTTCTTTTTTTATTCTTTTTGTATAATCTCTCCATGTATTACATTGCAAAGCGAAATAAATACATTCAGCCCAATATTCTGTATACGATTCTGATAAATAAAAATGTTTTTGAGGAATACCAGGAAACATTTTTGATAGTAAACAAATGTCTTTTGATGAATATTTTTGTGTACTAAAGTCTAGTCCAAAATTGTGAATAGTTTCATGGATGAAAACTTTGAACCATTCTTCAAGTCGGAAAATATGTATTTCTGTATTTGGATAGAATTCATTGGATGGAGTTGTGAATCCACTATTGACATGTTGTTGACTCAATATTACTCCTGCTGCAGGAAAGATTTTGGGTGAATCTACTAAATTCAAAAAAACTTTTATAAATATTGTTGAGGACATTGTTTTAGATTTCGGCGCAGCAGCATCATCATCATCATCGGCAGCAAAATTTAATAAATTCATGACAAAAATCATTTGTTCAATTGCAATTTTTGTAGATTCCAAATTGAATCCACATACATAAAATGTAACGTTGCGTTGACCAATATTTATAGAAGCTGCACTATATTGTGGATGTGTATTCAACAAATTGGAAACTTCTCTCTTCTTTTCATCGTGCATATAAGAAAAATTGGAACCTCGGACAAATTTAGACATTTGTGTAATGTTTATTCCTTTTCCGGCGGTGTTAGCGGCTGCTGATGCGGCATTCCGGGCAAAAATTGTTTGATTCTCTTTTTGATATTTTTTGATGAATTGATAGACAGTCTTCATTGGCCGCTTAGTCGGTCAGTCAGTCCACTCGCTATACATTGAATGTATATTAACCATTCAAGTGATCATTTATTTTGTTCATGTGCCATAGAATAGAAGAATAAGATGATATAAACAAATGAATAAAAGATTTATATAATGTTATCCAATGAACGATTAGATATTCACCATAATATCAAACGCCAACTTCAAAATTATTATACAAAGAAAAATATTCCCCATATTCTTTTTTATGGTGAAAATGGTTGTGGGAAAAAAACATTGGTAATGGATTTCATAAATTTAATTTATGATGGTGATAAACGAAAAATCAGACAGAATACACTATTCTCAAATTGTAGTTATTCTAAAGGAATTCGTCATATCCGTGAAAATCTCAAGGAATACTCTAGGAGTAATGTGAGTAAAGATGAAAATGTATATTTCAAGAGTATTATTCTTTATAATTTTGAGAATCTATCCATAGATGGTCAATCTGCTCTTCGGCGAGTCATTGAATCATATTCTCATACGACACGTTTTTTTCTTATTTTACAAAGTAAAGAAAAATTGTTGCAACCGATTTTATCAAGATTTGCACCAATATTTGTACCATTACCAATAATTAATGGTTCACCTGTAAATTTGTATCAATATCATTTGAATAAAATGTTTCATGGTGCCGATTATAACTTGCCGCATGTAGATGACGGGGCGGGTGACGGTGGTGGTGGGGGTGACGATGATGGTTCTAATCTTACTACTGCCCCTATTTCACCGATAAAGTTGTTTTTAGAAGATATCAATAAATCGCGCAATACTTCTAGTATAGATTTAGTCATTCTATCCAAGGAAATGGTAGAAAGGTCCGAATCGGCAATTGATTTAATGCGTGCAATAGACAAGGCAAAGAATATTTCCGAATATGAAAAATCTAGAATTCACATGTGTTTCTATAAAATAAAGTCGGAATTTCGGTGTGAATCAATGTTGATTTTATATTTGTTGACTTTTTTATTATTACGTTCTGAAATGGATTTGAAAAATGTATGTTTTATGTAAAATGGATGATTTCAATGTTGTAACATTAAGACAATGTACTAATGAATTATGTAGTCGGATGATGAATATCATATCGCCATTGATTTTAGAAGGAATACGTTCAATTTTTGATGAATCGTGGAAAATGTGTCATCAACAAAAAGAAGAATCTAAATATCTCATGACATTTCAAAATCTATTATCTCGTGTACCAAGATGGAATCAAACTATTATTGATTTGGAAACATCGCGTATTATAGAGAGAAGTGGATGTAATCATTTGGAAGATTTAATTACATGTGTACATATTGTTCAATTAAAATCTTTGACTGCAATTCGTGTCGCAAATAAAATGAAGAAAATTGATATTAGTATTCCAAAAATTAATGATTTTATTCATAAAGTATATATCCATACTGCACGAAAACTATATAGTAATGTCTATTTATTTGAACGAAGTAGTAATGGTACAATTGAAATGCAGAAAAATAATCGTGAAATTGAACTTGTTATTAATCAATGCATTTTAAATGCAATTCGGGATAGTATTCCAATTGAAAATATTCTTCAAGCTTATTTGGCACCCGTTGAAACGGAAGATACTGAACATGGAGATGGCGATGGGGATGGGCAGATTGATGGAAATGGTGGCGGTGGTAGCGGTGCTGGAGACGGCGATAAAGGGAGTGGAAATGAGGGCGGTATAAACGACGGAGGAAATAGCGTTATTGCAGGAAATGGTGGAAATGGCGGCGGAAACGACGGAGGAAATGGTTGTGGAAATGGCGACGGTAATGGCGGCGGCGGCGGCGGAAATGATATAATTAATGAAATTGTCAAACCTTCATTGACATTTGATGATGCAATGGGTTCTCATATCTACGATTCCGAAATAGGACAAATTGGGTCTGGTCCAATCAACTTTTCTGGTGGTGGTGGAAATAATAACAATACTAATTTAGATACATTAATGTTTTTGGATAATGATGTTCCATCAACTGCATTTGATGAGATTGTTGATTTGGATGCACCATCTGGTGGAAATAATGGGGGAGCATCTTCTAATTCATTGGAAAGTCTTTTGAATATTGAAGAATTATAATATTTATTATGAGTGCGGACAACCAAGATATTTTTTTTGTTCATTTTCAGTATAAATGGAGAAAATTATCATCTCTTCAGTGGTTATTGCCGCTGCGTTTTTATTAGTGAAATATGTAGAATTGATGATTGAAAGAAAAAATAAAAAGGAAGGTGAAGATGATGTAGGCGATATTAAAACATCGTTTCGTGATGCAGTATTAGTTATGATTTGTTCAGTATGTGTTTTATTTTTATTGGATAATTGGTGGCCATTATTGAGTAAAACATTGGATGGATTGACAACTGGTGAGATTATGGAGAGTAGTACAATACCTGTTTTTGCTGGTAACCCAGAATTCTAATCATTTTATTTTATTTTATTTTATTTCAAACTCTTATATTATTGTGGTTGAAATGAAATTATGTAAACGGATAAGAATGAGATGAGAATGTTAAATATTGATTGATATGATGTCGCCGGCGTCACAATTGCGACGAACATCATCGGCCTTGTTATAAATAAAGTCTTTAAAGAAATCATGATTGAGGACAATTTCGGGAACATTTTTGGTACAATGTTGTGCGATTTTCTTATACAACTTGAACCCAGGATATCGTTCTTCGCCTGATTTTTTATACATTACATTTGTACCATTATCTTGTTGACACCATTCTTTAATTATATTGATTAATGCTGGTTTACTATGTTTTGTATGATTATTATCAACAACAAAATCATAGACAGAACATGCCAATCGGCATAAATCAAATCCACGATTTGGCATTAATGATGGTTTTGCAGGATTATAAAATGGTGGAAAATTATATTGAGTTGCAGCATCACCAGAAAAATCAAAACTATCACTACAAAATGTTTTGCCTTGAAATGTATAAATGGCTCTTCCAAAATCTATAATTTTATAAATTTTACCAAAAGTTGGAATAAGATAACATTGATTATTAAATTGATATTTTATATACTTTTTAGTAGTTGGTACAAACATTATATTATTTGTATGCAAATCATTATGAGTAAAATCAAATATTTTTTGATAAAGCGCCAATGTCATGACAACTTGAAATAAAGCACTTCGCCATTCATCTTCAGTCAAACTATCCGATGTCATTAATTCATCCAATGTTCCTGTACACATTTCAGTACAAATCATTTGCACTGGAAAATCATAAATTGTCCCAAATACATCTTCTTCGTCTTTATCGTCATCGTCTTCATCTTCATCTTCATCGTCATCTTCATCTTCATCGTCATCTTCATCGTCATCTTCATCTTCATCTTCATCTTCATCTTCATCTTCATCTTCATCTTCGTCTTCGTCTTCGTCTTCGTCTTCTTCACCATCTTCGTCTTCGTCTTCGTCTTCTTCACCATCTTCATCTTCGTCTCCCCTTTTGTTTTTGGATATGGGGGATATGGGGGCCATTTCATAGATAATTTCAATATTTGTATTATTTGTATTATTTGCATTATTACCCCCTTTTCCGCTGATATCAATATCAATGACATCAATATTGATATCAGTACTAATAGCATCATCATTGTCATCATCCAATTTATCAAATTCAATAATAGGTATGGATGATGATGACTGTTGTCGTCGTCCAGTTGGTCCCATTGAAATCAACTTAATTTTTGGTTTATTACCGCGCGATTGACAATTGTTGTCCCCGAAATTGAAATTATTTTCAACTTTGAATAATTTACCCAAATGTTTGTTATAAAATGGCGATTCTTCAAGATATTCAATATCATCTACTAAATTGATTTTAAAATTATTCTGAATTCCTAAGAATGACCCAAAAAATTCTAGACCATGTATGAATCCCAAACGATGTAGTATTTGACTTGTTAAAAATGTAAAGAATCCATCTACATAGGATGTATTATTTGTATCCAATATTTTCGCTAGACAATTTTCTGTTGTTGAACCAAGTTTTGGAAGTGTTTTGGTTCTAACATCTTTCAAATCATATTTTCCAATCATGTATTTTATTGGGTCTAATAATGGAGAATATTTAATGAATATATCACGTGATTTAATCTGTTCATTATTTACTTCTATCACTGTATTTTCAGAACAAATATGATAAGTGGGCGAAAGACAAAATGAATTATATGTTTTTTCATTCAGGTCAAAAAATAAATTGTAAATTGGAATATAATTTTGTGCCAATTGTATTCCCGCTAGATTCTCAAGAAAATCCTTATTTTTGGGTTTGTAATAACCGATACTAACGTTTTCTGCCATTTAGGGGATATACTTAGAGAAATTTAATGTATCGTGTTCCGATAACGCAATCAATCACAAAAATAATAGACTCTTCTAAATACTTCTTGACGAATTGGATGATACATATAGAAAATAAAATATAAGATTTGATTTTAGAATTTAGAAATAAATAAAAAAAATTGATTAACATAACGAAACAAAAGTATTCACAATTCTATCCAATCTAATCCAATCTAATTTAAGAAACCCGAAAAATGAACACATACGAGGAGATACCGCTTATACAATCAAAAGCTGGAAAGTGGGATAATATGGAAAATCAAAAAATGTATATGAATTGGTTGGGAAAACATCTTGGTTTTATTACTATTGACTGCTGGTATAAATTAACGGGAGAGATGGTTCGGAAAAATAAAGGAATTGCTTTGATTAAACGGCATTACAACAATTCAGTCATCCAATTATTGAAAGGTGTGTTTCCTGAACACACGTTTCATGAATGGAAATTCTGCCGTACCTCGGTCGGGTTTTGGCAAGATATAGAAAATCAAAGAGACTATATGGACTGGCTAGGTGATATTCTTAAATATAAAAAGAAAGAAGACTGGTACCAATTTGATAAACATAAAATTATAAACAATTACGGCGCAGGTTTATTTTCAAAATATTATAATGGTTCTCCAATTCAATTACTGAAGGCGGTTTATCCTGAAAGCGAATGGCTACCGTGGAGATTTGATGGCGCACCACATGGGATATGGAATGAAAAATCCAACCAAATAGCGTATATGAATTGGTTGGGTAATATTCTTGGAATTTCACAACCAGATGACTGGTATCGCGTTACGTGTTATGCAATTAGAAAGAATTATGGTGGAACTTTACTTGATACGTATTATAATAGTTCACCAATTCAACTATTGAGGGCAGTTTTTGATGAAATTGAATGGGCTTTAACTGTTAGTCGGAACTCTGATAAATATTGATAGATATTGGTTTATCTCAACTTAATTGTAATATTTAATAAAGTATAACAATTCTTACCAATCTGTCAAAATGACTTAAAGAATAGTGTTGTTATTATCTTGCCTAATAGGCATATTACTATTATTTTATTCTGTACGAGAACCAAGTACATGGTAATGGAGAGCGATGGACTGCTTTCCGATAGTGGTAATTATAATATTAGGTACGTAATGGTACATGATCGTTGTGCATACCTACTGCACTGAAATGGTACCCCGTCTGCGTTCATGGGCGGTAAAAAATCTAAGTAGGCCCATTAGGAATGCGACTCATTCTTAATTTTTCCTGCGGGAATTATTTACCTTATACGAAAAATTATAAGGAATTGATAGGGTTTATAAGGGATTCATGAACGGTTGAGTGGAAAAGTTCATGCGCGTCCATGAATTCTTGGACAGAACCCGAAAACCAAGCAAGGGATATGGAATCCAATCAGAAATGAAACTTTTGGATATCTTTATTCACAAACTATACAATGGATATATCTACATTTACAATTTAGGAATCAGATTGGAACCGGGGTATAATGGCGATTAAACAAATTCAACAAAAGTTTAAACAGTTGAAACGGCTTAAGATTACTGTTTCGTAAAATTTGAATAAGAAGATATATAATGTTATTGTAATTAATGACTTTAGAATTAAAAAAATTTGATATGCGCAGCATTACATTCAAACCCGACGAAAACAAGGGACCAGTCTGTTGTCTAATTGGCAGGAGGGACACAGGTAAGTCTTTCTTGGTGCGAGATTTATTATACCACCATCAAGATATTCCAGTTGGAACAGTAATATCTGGAACAGAAGCTGGAAATGGTTTTTATGCAAAGTTAGTTCCAAAATTATTTGTTCATCATGCATACACTTCAGAAATTATAGATAAAGTTTATAGACGACAGAAGATTGCAGTCAAACAATTTGAAAGAGAACGTGAAAGTGGTAGAAGACAACCGAGTGACCCACGATGTTTTGTTATATTAGACGATTGTCTTTATGATAACAAATGGACTCGTGATAAATTAATGTTGGCACTTTTTTTAAATGGAAGGCATTGGAAGGTTTTTTTGGTAATAACTATGCAGCACCCCTTAGGAATTCCGCCCGCTTTACGTACCAATGTTGATTATGTTTTTATTCTTCGTGAAAATTATATTACCAACCGGAAAAAGATTTATGATAATTATGCATCCATGTTTCCAACATTTGAGAGTTTTTGTAGTGTAATGAATCAGTGTACAGAAAATTTTGAGTGTATAGTAATAAATAACAATACAAAGAGTAACAAATTGGAAGACCAAGTCTTTTGGTATCGTGCAGCCGAACATGGCCCTTTCCGCCTTGGGTCAAAACTGTTTTGGGAATTATCCAAGAATTTGGCCGATGATAGTGATGAAGAAATGTTTGATGCTAGCAAGAAAGGTAAGAACTCGGGGCAATTGACGGTTAAAAAGACTAGTTAGGTGCGACGCGACTTTTCAATATTAAATCTACATTTTGCTTTTAATATTAAAAGGATATAATAATAATAATAATAATAATAATAAGGACAAGCGTGGTGGACACAATAAGATTGAAGTTCTAGTTACGGACGAAGCATTTGAATTATTAAAAAACTCGTATAATTTACGAATTCAAACGATTACAAACATTTCCCCAAATATACAATGCATGAAATATGTACTACCAATTGAAACCCAAACAATGAACTTTATTGAAAATTGTTTGGGCGATTTAACAACAGCGCGGCAAGTTATTTTTGGGAAATATCGCGTTGATTTGTACATTGCAGATTTTGGAGTGGTCGTGGAGTGTGATGAATTTGGGCACCGCGACAGAGATGAAGATTATGAAGAAGAAAGAAGATTATATCTAACACGGGAGTTAGAACTAGAGATTGTAAGATATAATCCCAACGACGAAGATTTTGATATATCTAATGTTATACGAGAGATAAATTGTTTGAGACCACATGAATGAACCGATGGAGACGGATAATCAAATGGAAGATAAATTGAAAGAAGCAGTAAAAAATAAAACAGTATTCAATGATGAATATTATTATTGTTGATGTTCTCCGGAAAATAATCTACCAACTCAATTATCGCTATGCACACAAGTCACCCCCCAAAAGGATATAAAATACTAATTCATATGTATAGTATTACTGACATCACCCGAATAAAAAAGCAAAAAAGAATGAACGGAGATACCATTGTTTTAAAGCTAACAACACATGAACCAAAAGAATCTGGAAAACCCAATGTACCAGATACAATCTTGTATATATTTTATGATAGCGTAGAACAAGTATATTGTTTGAGAGGAAAAAGAATCAATGGAAAGAAATCATCGTTTTCGCCTTTTTCTATGAGAGTGCGTTATCGTGATGCATCTTCATTATACGAATTTGTGAAATTATTGGCCGATGATGACCAATTGGACTTTTCATTGCTGAGATATCATTCATTACCATGTAATGCCGATTCCATTAGTTATTTTTTATTGGCGGATACAGAAACTCACGAAATCATTGGATTTCCTACATATTCATTGACAAGAATTCGGTTCATTGACCATCTTGTTATGATTGCTGATTTATATAATCCATACAGTAGATACACTGGAATTAATGCCGAGATTCATAACGAGGTTGTTGCGCCTGTTGTTATTGCACCTGATATTGTAGATGACGAGGATGCGGCCGAAGAGGAAGAGGAAGAGGAAGAGGAAGAGGAAGACGAGGACGAGGACGAGGACGAGGAAGACGATGAGGATGAGGATGAGGAAGACGATGAGGATGAGGATGAGGATTACATAGACGATGACGATGATGAGGATGATGATGAGGAAGACGACGATGACAGTGAAGATGATGTCCGCTTTTGTTAGATGATTAGATATTACCGTGTAAATAAATTCATATCAATAATTAAGTAAAATTATTGATTAAAAAAAAGACTTCTATATTTTTCCATATCTTTATCGGTAATTTTGCCAGTTTTAAAGAATTTACGATTCCGCTGGTCTTTGAGCATTTTGACAATAAAATAAAGTGAATACATACCACATTCAGTATCCCCTTTTTGATGTTCTTTGATATTTTCATCAATATCCAACGTAATCCCAAGACTTTTGGCTTCTTTTTGTATTCGTGAAGTAATATTCTTGACTTCTTTTGGCATGGATTCACCTGTGCTATTGAAATAAAAAATGAAATTTTCTTTCAAATTAATAAATAAAGATACCCAATGAGAACCTGGTTGATCACTTCTATCTAAATTCAAAATAATACCAATCTTATGTTTACCGTGATTTAAACAATCTTTTATTGATAAATTACAAAGTTTTGTACATACACATTTAGAGGGGGTGGATGATGTGGATGGTGTGGCCGATTTTTCATCAAAATTAATAGGTGATGGTCCAATAAATGTAAAACATTTATATTTTTGTTCATATTGTTTCATAACAATTGAAATATCATGACTTGATAGCCAAGTATTTGGATTACTGTTCCATTCAGTTGGTGCAATTGGTGCAAATGCTTCTTGTAATCGTGGATTATTCTTTGTCCAACATTTTTCAGTTTGACAAACATTCCTTAAATCATTTTTAATAAATTGCCAGATTTGACGCGGTGATTGAGAATGAATGATTTTTTCAGGATGTTTCTGATTCCATTCAGTTTTCAATTGAAGTAACATTTCTGCAGTATAACATGAAAATTTCCCAATTCTTTGTCCATCAACTAATGGGCTACATTGTAATGATTTGAACGCGCGTGGTCTACTTTTCCGTGTTATTCTCTTGGTCATTTAAATTTACTATATACTTTTCTTCTTTACAATGTTTGTTATTCTTTACTTCTTTTCTTCTATATATATTATTATTATTATCAGAAATCAATAATAATATATTGTTGTCAATTGATTACTAATTAAATAGATTATCATTATCATTTGATTCATTGATGCTATTATTAGTACTATGCTGCAAATATTCCAGATATTGCAAAGCTTCATTAAAAAAGGAATCAAATTTCTCTTTCAATTTGTATGAATCTGGCAAATCATCATTAATCAACTCTTGAACCAATTTTATAATTGCGGGGGCATGTTTCTGTTTCTGAATGAGATATTCCCGTGCTTTTTCAACTTGACTTGGTTCTACCAATGATAGATATTTCATATATGTCTGTTTGTTCATCATAGTTTCCAATGTTAATCGTTCCATATCGGTGAATTCTGTCAAATGTATAGATTCCGCAATTTCTTCCGTTTGTTCCATAGATTCTATAGACTTTGTCGGAGAAGTAGAATTTGATGATGTGGACGTGGATGTGGACAGACGTTTGGACCCCGATTTAGATTCATTAATAATAATAGTGGGATATTGACATTGTACACTTTCGCTACTATCTTTGCGACTTAACCGTTTAATCATTGATTACTATTAATATTTGATGAAATTGATGAAATAAATTTGATTCAGATGTTATATATTATTTACGAGTTTTTTCTTCTTTTGTCACGTCATGCGATACTACAATCATATAATGCGATGACCAGTTTTATTCCAAATTCCGCAATTGTGTTCGTGTACAATTGTTGAATGTTTCACGTCCAATATTACCTACATTTGGTCTCCATTGTTCGGCATTATTATGATTATTATTTTCAAAAAATAGATTTGGGAATGGTTGCGGTTCAACTATTGGTGATTGAATTGGTAATGGAACATGATACAATTCACTTGATGATGAAGGTATATAAGTCGCTTGGTCGCTATTTTGCAATGCAAAGACTTGATTTCTTAAAATACTTTCAGTATCAATTGCATTAACAAATCCATCAAATGGGGCTTTACTCCCAACAATTGGAGCAAAGTTTGTAGTAATGTTATATGGAGACAATGGAGATTGCGACGTTAATGGTTGTAATAATTGTTGATTAAATTGATTAAATTCATTAAATTGATCCACTTGGTTCAATTGATTAAATTGGGATTGTATTGAAATGTTTGTAGATGATTGTTTTGTACTTTGTGGAGTTGGTGTAAAATAAGTTTCCATTGGTGAATCAGGAAAACAACGTTCAATCAATCTATTATTAGTAATATCATTCAATAACATCTAGCGGTTGGTATATATATTAGATTTATTTATTTATCCATTTATTTATTTGTGGATGCAAGTAAAAACACTAAAACTCTGAATGTATACCACCATTGTAAATGGGTTAGAGAATTTAATTGATACTTTATTATATGTCGGTGGAATTATTTGACATTGTTATACCCGTCGGTCCAAATGAACTTAATAATTTGTCACGACAAATAGAATTTACACGAAAAAACGTGATTGGATTCCGTCGTATATTTTTAGTATCATATGATCCAAAAATAAATATAGATGGATGTACCACAATAGATGAACGTATTTTTCCATTTAATATAGATGATGTCGCCGCTAATATTAGTAGAACAAAATCTGATAGAAATGGTTGGTATTTACAACAATTATTAAAATTATATGCCGGATTTGTTATTCCTGACATAACAAAACAATATCTAGTTATTGATGCTGATTTATTTTTTCTCCGTCCTTTACATTTTATAAATAACGATGGTAAACCAATATTTACATCCAGTTCTGAGAAACATTTACCTTATTTTGAACATATGAAACGAATACATCCTAGTTTTGATAAAATCAATGAAAAAAGTGGAATATCTCATCATATGATGTTTCATGTAGATTATCTAACTGAAATGATTTCTGCCGCGGAAACTTATCATCAAGAAAAACCATTTTGGCTTATATTTTTGAATTGTATTGAAGAAAAACATTATGAACATTCTGGTGCATCTGAATACGAAATGTATTTCAATTTCATGTGTAAATATTTTCCTGATCATATGGTTGTCCGAGAATTGGATTGGCGAAATATTGCTCATAGAAATATTTCACAAATGGATCAAATTGCAACCACATCTCGTCTTGATTTTGTTAGTTTATGTTGGTACATCTAACATTTTGGAAATTTATTGTTGCCCACTGCCTGTGAAAAAATTGAATATAAACATTTGATTAGGTACATCTATATAGAATAAATTAGAAACCGTTAATTGTTAATCGTTAAACCACAAACAAACCACAAATCAAACCACAAATCAACCTATCAATACTTTCACCATGGTGGTAATTTGTTCCGATTCTTTCAACGATGAAAAATATGAACCATACTTTTCATCGTTTAGTTTCCCATTGAGTCCTTTTCAAAAACATTCAATTAAAGCAATTGTTGATGGGAATCATTCATTAATAACTGCACATACTGGAAGTGGTAAAACTGTTCCAGCTGAATTTGCAATACGTTATTTTACAGAAAGAAATAAAAAAGTAATTTATTTGAGTCCAATAAAAGCATTGTCTAATCAAAAATTCTACGATTTTACCAAGAAATACCCTGATATATCAATCGGACTTTTGACGGGTGATACAAAAATTAATGTATTGGGTCAAGTTCTTGTCATGACGACTGAAATTTTGATGAATCATCTCATATCTTGTACATCCGGCTCAGCGGCGCAATCAGCAGTATCTTCCAATGGTGGATTTGAATTAAATGTGGGAGAAGAAGTTGGGGCCGTCGTATTTGACGAAATTCATTATATTAATGATGAAAATCGTGGCAAGGTTTATGAACAAACATTGATGATATTACCTCTTCATATTCAATTGGTCATGTTGAGTGCAACATTGGAATCTCCAGAACGTTTTGCATCATGGATAGAAACAGGACGACGAGAAGACGGTTCATTTCCAGATCATACGACCGTTCCGGCCCCGACGATTCAAGTTTATCTTTCAGGAACAAATCATCGTGTAGTACCATTGACACATTATAGTTTTATTACAGCAAATGAAGGGTTTTACAAAACCATGTGTAAAGGTAATAAAACATTGGAAAAGGAAATTCGGTTCGCAACAAATAAATTTTCAGTATTACAATCTAGTGGAAACAAATTTGAAGAAAAGGTTTATCATGAAATTAAAAAAGTAACAAAATTAGTCGGTAATATTCCATCACCTCCATCACGTCAACATGTTTTGAATGAATTATGTATTCAATTAGTTCAAGATGAAATGTTACCAGCAATTTGTTTTGTATTTTCTCGTAAAAATACAGAAAATTTTGCCAAGGAAATTACAACAAATTTGTTGGAAGATGATTCAAAAATACCATATATAATGTCAAATGAATGTGATCAAATGTTGAGAAATAGTCTACCAAATTATAAAGAATATTTACAATTACCTGAATATCACCGATTAATTAAATTAATGGAAAAAGGGATTGCATATCATCATTCTGGAATGTTACCGGTTCTTCGTGAAATTGTGGAATTTATGGTTTCTAAAAAGAATATTAAATTATTATTTGCGACGGAAAGTTTTGCAATTGGTCTTGATTGTCCAATTAAAACGACAATTTTCTCTAGTTTGACAAAATTTGATGGTTCATCTAATCGGTATCTTCATGCACATGAATATAGTCAAATGGCAGGACGTGCAGGAAGACGTGGAATGGATATAGTAGGTAATGTAATTCATTGTAATAATTTATATTCAATACCAACAATTACTGAATATCGTCAAATATTGTGTGGTAAACCGCAAAAATTGGAATCCAAATTTCGTATTCATTATGGATTAGTATTAGCAAATGCTGCGGCCAGCACAAACAATAATGATAATAGTAACAGTAGATTTTGTCAAAAATCCATGATTGGACAAGAATTACAGAATGAATTGGAGAACTCTCAAATCCTTTTATCAACTTCAAATATGGAATTGACAGAAAAACGATTATATATGTCAACCATCCAAAAAACACCATTGGATATATGTACAAAATGGCTAGAATTGGATCTAAAGAAGAATAGTGTCGTAAATAAAAAACGGCGTGAAATTGAAAGAGAAATGATTACTATTTCAGACGAGTACAAATCATTACAACATGATTTAATTACAGTAAAACATTATTTAGAGTTGGTAAATAGTAATGTTCAATTACAACAAAGTATACAATATTTGGAAACATTTATCCCAAATCAAATTCTAGCAATCACTACTATTCTAATTAATCATGGGTTTGTAACAAGGAATCATGCCCCATTGAATGAATTTAATGGAGGCGGTGCCGGCACAACAGCAACAACAGAACGTGGACAATGGGCATTAAAATTGGGTGAAATTCATGGACTTGTATGTATTGAATTTTTAGAATCATTGGAATGGTGTATTGATTTTACTATATCAGATATTATTGCAATTCTGGCATGTTTTACCAATGTATCTTCATCATCTCATAATGCTGATGCTGACCCTGCATTATCCTCATCATTGCCTGATAAAGTACTTTTAGCAGCAAAATTATTACAAAAAATGCATTTAGAATGGTCTGATGAAGAAAATCAGCATGGTGTCAATAGTGGATTTGATTATCACAACGCAATTACATTTGATACAATGATATTTGCATATAATTGGTCAAATAGTTGTAATACAGAATTACAATGTAAAGAGTTTATTTCATGTTTACCATTTTCACTGGGTGATTTTGTCAAGGCCATCATGAAAATATGTAATATTGCACGCGAAATATCTTCAATTCTTATTACTAGTGAACAACATTTGGATTTGGCATGTAAATTGTCCAAAGTAGATGCAACTGTTTTGAAACATGTCGTGACAATGCAGAGTTTATACATTTAAGTTCACTTGTGGTGGTAATTTCATTATACTGATTACTGATTATTTTCTTGCAGTTAAATCCCATTTAATCATTTAATCATTTCATTACATCTAATCTACATAGTTTTTTTTTTAATTCATCCACCATCATCCATCATCATCAAGTAAATGATGAACCAAGAAGTGAATTTGCTGCCATGGGACCAAAAGAGGATGCCCCATTATTCTCATATTTTGAACTAGTTGGTCCGTATACTTGACCAAAATCATCACTTGAAGAACCGCCCCCACCACCACCTCCGCCGCCATTATGAATAGGTTTGGTAGGAATCATTGAATCTAAAAGTCCTGAATTTCCTTGTGAACGCCCACCTGTGGTTGATATTGGTGTGGGTGGAAAAATCCCTGATGGATTTGCATCAATAAAATCAGATTGACTAGGTTGATGATTAGATTTGAATGAATTATATGAATTATGAGATTTATGTGATTTTCCGCTACTATTACCATCATTTCTATCATTCCATCCAATCAATTCCAATACACGATCATATAAAATTGCAGATTTCATTCCGATTTTTGTTTGTAGACTAAATACAATGACAAGAAAAGTTAATACAGCATTTGTTAAAATAAATGGTTCATATCTGAACCCACTATATGTTGGAATGAATGTAATTGTACGATGAATTAAAATCATAGAGGTAAAAATTATAATGACTTGTAAAAGAATTTCCGTCACAATTTCCAATGTACTTGCATCCTGGTCAGCATCAGGTATATATTTTTGTAAACTCTTGTTCAATAGAATTACTGGAATAATTGCCATTGCAGAATATTGTACAACATTCATAATTTCACCCTTGCCTTCTTCTGTAGTAGAAAATACATGACCTAAAAACCCCATTCTACCTCCCATTCCTATAGTATGACTTAATAAATCATCTCCAGATTTTTCGTAATCCATTGATTGTATCTATACAAATATACATATAAAACTTTTACACCCAAGTTATCATATCCTATCCAAAAACAATACTACCGTACCGTATACAAAAATGGCTAATGAATCGGACCACGCTTCAGTTCACGAAGAAGAACAGTATTTGGATTTAATTCGTAAAATTGTTCAGACGGGTGGATATAAAGAAACACGAAATGGTACAACATTGTCTATATTTGGACATGGAATGCGTTTTTCATTATCTGATGGAACAATTCCTTTGTTAACGACTAAACAATTAGCATGGAGAACTTGTTTCAGAGAATTAATGTGGTTTATTAGTGGTAATACAGACAATAGAAAATTACAAGCACAAAATGTTCATATTTGGGATGCAAATGCATCACGAGAATTTTTGGATAAGAGAGGATTAATTAATCGTAAAGAAGGTGATCTTGGTCCTATTTATTCACATCAATGGCGACATTTTGGTGCCGAATATATTGATTGTGAAACAGATTATAGTGGTGAAGGAGTTGATCAGTTGGCAACATTAATTTCCAATTTAAAAGATCCTGCACAACGGGATTCACGTAGACTTATACTTTGTTCATGGAATGTTGCCCAAATTGAACAAATGGCACTACCACCTTGTCATTGTATGGCACAATTTCATGTTAGTGGTTGTGGGAAAAAATTATCATGTTCACTTTATCAACGAAGTGGTGATGTTGGATTAGGTGTACCATTTAATATCGCATCATATTCTTTTTTAACTCATATTTTAGCAAATCATTGTGGATTGGAAGCCCATGAATTTATTTTATTTTTAGGGGATGCACATATTTATGCTGAACATTTGACAATATTAACTGAACAAAGTTCCAGAAAACCATTGCCATTCCCCAAAATTAGATTTACATGTAATCATATTCGTATTGAAGATTATAATGAAAATGATGTTGAATTTATTAAACCTTATTATTGTTTAGAAAAACTAGCAATGAAACTTGTTCCATGAATGAATGAATGAATAGTGAAAAAATTGCACTTATTTATTTATTTACCAACTTTCTCTCTACCAACTCTAATGTCGTCCTATACTACCATTAAATTGCGTCTATAAATACAAGTTTGAAATATTCAAACCTTATATAATGAGCGCATCAGCTAGAAGGAAACGGGCCGATATTCCAACATCGTCATCCTCATCATCATCTGTAATTGCAGGGACACAATTTGTAGCTTATGGTCATGGACGAGCGCAAGTCCGACCATCTACCGTTACATCGGTTCAAATACGACAACAGCAGCAGCAGCAACAACAGCAGCAACAACAACAACAACTACAACAACAACTACAACAACAAAAGCAGCAACAACAATCCAAATTGGGTGCCGCTGGATCAGGGGAAGTTCCTAAATTTAGTATACATCAAGTTGTACAAATCACTGATCAGAGATTAACATTGTTGGAAAATAGTATTAAAGGTATAGCGGATATAGCGGGAGCGACGACACAAAAGGATGAGGTAGACGAATTATTTCAAAGATGTGATATGTTGGCAGGTGAGATTGCTAGTTTGAGAGATGTATTTAATCAGACACATGAAATGATTATGAAATCAGTTGAAACTATGTTGGCAAACTTTGTAGAAGAATATCAGGTGGTAGTATCGCCGGAATCATCAGAAACAGTAGGGACTACATTGCCTGTATCAATACCAGAAATATCCAATAATGTAGACATTGAATATATTGAAAGCGTCGGACCAATAAAATTGGCCGAAGAATCAACAAAATCTTTACCATTATCAATCATTTATGATGATGCCGAAGACGGGAATAATAACCGTTAAAGCAGTTTATCCATTGAATCTGTATCTTTTCCAGACCTACAAATTACCATAATTAATACTTCAAATATCTCATCTCGTCACGATCCTTGGCGAACATAACATCTCTGTTATTGTATACATATAGCACCAAAATGAAATACGTTCTCTTATGCGGAGGGCTTGGTAACCGCTGTAATAAGTATTCACTACCAAAACCATTAAATTACATAAGAGGTAAGCATATGATTGAAAGCATAATAGAGAGAATTCCAAGTGATGAAATCTATATAATTTACAATACGTATTTAGAACAATACAATTTTGAAGAAATAATTATCAACTTATTTAAAGAAAAAAAGTTATACTTTTCCAAGATTGATTATTCAACTCGGGGTGCTGTAGAAACCGCATATATTGGTATGAATGGATTTTCGTTTTCAGATAAGAGTGAAAATTTAGTATTCTTAGATAATGATAACATTCACTCTATTTCCGACAATCCGTTACACTATACTTCATATACAACGAGTTTTATCGGTTATGGAAAGGATTATATAAAACAAAACTATTCTTTCATAACGATAGCGAATAACAAAGTCGTCAATATTGAAGAAAAAAAGAAAATTTCAAATACTTATTGTTGTGGAATATATGGATTTCAAAATGTTGATATTTTCAAAAAATACGCAATAACATTGTTAAATCAAGATTTGAAGACAAACGGGGAATTTTATTTTTCGCAAATTTACAAATTGATGATCAAAGATGGACATCCGATAATACCAATATATATTGAAAATACTATTCACATTGGAACATATGATGAAATATTAGCGAATGATGTCCCTCATAAAAAATTACGAGTTTGCTTTGATTTAGATAATACCTTGGTCAGTTATCCAACAATCCCAAATGACTATTCTTCCGTCAAACCAATAGAAAAAATGATCAAACTCCTACAGATATTAAAAATACAGGGTCATGAAATTATTATCCATACAGCCAGACGAATGAAAACACATAATAATAATGTCGGAAAAGTTATAAAGGATGTTGCCTTAGATACATTATTTACGTTGGAAAAATATGGAATTCCTTACGATGAACTAATATTTGGAAAACCACTTGCTGATATTTACATTGATGATAAATCAATTAATCCTTACATTAACAACATTTCTTATTTTGGTATTTTCCATGAGGAAAAAGATTTTTTCCCTAATAAAGTTGAGAATAACAAGTACAACAAAATAAAAAAGACAGGCAATATCATCAAAAAAACTGGACCTCTCAAGTTTTTACGAGGTGAACAGTTTTTTTATCAGAACATTCCATCACATATAAGCAACTTATTTCCAAGATTAATAGATTCTGAACAAAAAAGCGACGACAGTATTGAAATTTCATTAGATTATATTAATGGAATTCCACTTTTTTTCCTTCATAAGAATAAATTGATCACGACGAAACATATAGACGATTTGTTTCAACTATTAGAAAAACTTCATCATGAAGACTTTCCGATAACAATCAAAGAATGTGATGTCCGAAATAATTATTTTGAGAAACTCAAAGTCCGCTTTACAGATAAAAACGATTATGATTTTGACGACTCACAAGAAGTATATGATTCAATTATCAATGATTTACATAAATACTATTCACCTCAAATCGTAGGTATAATTCACGGCGATTTTTGGTTTTCAAATATTATTCTAGAATACAATAATGATTATAAAGTTCTAGATATGAAAGGACATATTAATGATATATTGTCATTGAACGGTGACAGGTATTATGACTACGGCAAGTTTTATCAGAGTATCCTCGGCTATGATTTGATACTAAATAATTGTGAAATAGACAATGAATATATATTCAATCTTCAAAAATATTTTTTGACAAAATGTAGAGAAATCCAGATTGACGTCAAGTATTTAACAGCAGTGACAAAATCATTAATTTTTGGTACACTACATTCCATTCCACACAAAGCACAAAAGGCACGAATATGGTCATTTATCAAAACAATTAAATAAATCATAGTGTAATATACACTCATAGTGTATATTACACGCATTTCAAATCATGAATGATAGAGTCGCCGTTATTTGTACAAAAAATCCAAACCAGATTTTATTAAATACAGTCAATTCGTTAGTGAAATTTTATCCCGAGTTTGACATTTTAATCATAGATAGCGATTCAACACAAACCGATATATATACACAATTACCGTCAAATATAACAGTAGAAATGGCGAAAAATAAAAATTGGGAACACGGCGCATGGCATTATGCTTATCATAAATACAAGGATGTTTATAGTGTGTATATGTTTATTCAAGATGTATTGACACCAAATCAGCGTATCCCTGGATTTGATTCTACCAGTTTTCCAAAGAAAACTTTATATTCATTTCATTACAATTCTGTCCTATATGTCGGAGGTTATCTTGAACATTTTATAGATACATTTAAAGATACTAAATTGCATTTTTTATCAGAAATGTCACGCGATACACATTTTATTGGAACGGCACATAATTCATTCATAATACATAGGGATGATATTAATGAGATTATTTTACAGGTTGATGATGTGTATATTGAGAAACAGATTGCTAAGTGCAAGATAGATTCATGGTTAGGTGAACGAATAGGCGGAATTCTAGCCGACAGAGAAGGACTTAACCGTATTGATATAAGTCCGTATTTTTTAAAAACATCCATGAACCGTGCATAATCTCAAGACTTGTCCTGACTCTGCATTGATATTTCTTATCATCAATGATTATTATTCATTAGTATTTATAATATTATTAAATTATTCTAATTAATATTATAACATCAAAACAATCGTCTGCAACTTGAAATATTCTATTTTAGATATAGCTTTGATTACTCGCGCGCCAAATGCCGTTTATGAAAATATTCAGTTAAGTCAACTCGCACTAAGTGAATTCCGTCTGCCATGATACCAATAGTTCGTTCGTCAGTACAAGCATCCATTTTCGTTTTTCGTATATTTTTCAACGTATAAGCATTTTCTAATTGCAATATATGCGCAATGTTACATTTTGATGTAATAAATGAATTATGAGTCGCTAGAGTATAATAGTCTGAAAAGTTGGGCAAAAAATTCAAATCGGTATCTTTATATACGTCATGCAAACGTTCTTGTTCAGGCATTACGAGAAAACTCAAGCGTTCTCGTAAATGCGCGGAATAAAATATGCTGTCTGAAAAATTGCTTATATGAAAATTGGCTATCCGAGAAATTGGTGTATAGCTATCTTGTATAAACATGTATACATCATAACTGTTGTATTTTGAAAAGGCAATTGAATATGCACCGAGTTCAAAGTTTTTGTTTCCTGAAAATTCAATTTTTACATCACTTGGTACCAATTGAAACCCGCTCATGTCAGTTGAATCACTGTCTATTATGACAATATCAAATTCGGGATAAAAATTCTTAATTCCTGAAATGGTCATACCCAATACGGCAGTTGGGTTCTTTGTAGATACTACGGCAAGTCCCGATTTCATGATGTCTATATATAGACTTACATAACTTCTTTGAACAAAAAGTTAAAGAATCGCGGCTAGTTAGTTATATTCTATTCAATCAATCAATCAATCAATCAATCAATCAATCAATCAATCAATCAATCAATCAATCAATCAATCAATCAATCAATC